CCCACCGACAAGATTTTTTTGTGTTCGATTTCAAAATTTTGGGTTTTGATTTCGCCTTGCTCGGGCTTTTCAAAAGTGGCAGTTTTCGGCCCGGGGCGGCCTTCCCCTAAGTCGGCCGCCTCAACGATCGATGCGGCGCGTTTGGACGCGATTGCATGCCGGTCGCCTGGGGTTAGGAAGGGATCAAAGCCCCATGCCGAGCGGTGGAAGGCGACCGGGGGCCGGTCGCAAGAAAGGCACGCAGGACCGGCCGCAAGCGGAAATCGAGCGCGAGCGCGCCTTTGCCGCGATGCGCAAGGCGGCGAACCAAGCCAGGCGCGAGCAACGCGAGCAAGCGGCGGCGGCGCGCTTTGCCGAGCGGCAAAAGCGCACGGCGGCCCGCGTCGAAAAGGCGCAAATCGAAATCTTGCCGCCGATCGACCCGCCCGAGATTGCCCCCGATATTGGCCCGCTCGAATTTCTCGAAACGCTGATGCGAACCCCTGGCTTGCCATTGGGGTTTCGCCGCGACTGCGCGGCGCTCGCTTTGCCGTTTCGCGCGGTCAAGCCGATCCTGGGCTTAAAGGACGCGCGCCGGCTGGCGGCATTCGACGACGACGAGGACGACGACGAGATTGCGGCCGTGCTGCGCGGGCGCTGATCGATGCCGCCGCCTGGCTGGACCGGCGCCGCGCCCGATTGGGGCAAGCGGATTCTCGCGCGCCGCTCGCTCTTGCCGGCCTGCCCCTGGATCGCGAGCGAAGCCGAGCGCGCCTTGCGCCTATTCGGCGCGCTGCGCTTGCCCGACGTGCCCGGCAACCCGCCCTTGCGCCAGGCGGCGGGCCCTTGGCAATTGGACCTCGTGCAAGCGATTTTCGGGAGCTGGGAACCCGCGACCGGGCGCCGGCATCTGCGCGAATTTGGCGTGATGGTGCCCAAGAAAAACAACAAAACGACGGCCGGCGCCGCGATCATGCTCACGGCAATGATGATGAGCCCGCGCCCGCGCGCCGAATTTCTGATCGTCGCGCCGACGCAAGAGATTTCCGACGTTTCGTTCGCGCAAGCGCTCGGCATGGTCGACCTTTCGCCGACGATGCGGCGGCGCTGTCACGTTCAAATCGGGCACAAGAAAATCACCGACCGCAAAACCGGCTGTTTTTTGAAGGTCAAAAGCTTTTCGCCCGACGTGCTCACGGGCTCGAAACCGGCGGGCACGCTCTTGGATGAATTGCACGTCATCGCCGACCGGCCGAACGCCGATCGCGTCATCGGGCAATTGCGCGGCGGCATGCTCTCGCAGCCCGAGGCGTTCATGCTGATGATTACCACGCAAAGCGAGCGGCCCCCCTCGGGCGTGTTTCTCGCCGAGCTGCGCAAATGGCGCGCCGTGCGCGATGGCACGGTCGCCGCCGCGATCCTGCCGCTGCTCTATGAGCTGCCGCGCGGGATCGACTGGCGCGACCCGACCTATTGGCCCGCCGTCAATCCCAACGACGGCTATTCGATCGACGTCGCGCGCCTGGTCGAAGATTACGAATTGGCCGACGCCGCCGGCATCGAAGAATTGCGCCGTTGGGCCAGCCAACATTTGAACGTCGAAATTGGCCTTGCGCTCAAATCCGATAGCTGGGCGGGCGCCGAATTTTGGGAAGCGCAAGCGCGCCATTTGCCGCTCGAAATGGTGCTCGAATTGTCCGACGTGCTCGAAATCGGCATCGATGGCGGCGGGCTCGACGACATGCTCGGGCTCGCCGTGCTCGGCCGCGAGGCGTCGACCGGCGATTGGCTGTTATGGTCGCACGCCTGGGTGCACCCGATCGCGCTGCAACGCCGCAAAGCCGAGGCGGCGCGCTTGCATGATTTCGCGGCGCTCGGGGAACTGACAATCGTTGCCGAGATCGGCGAGGACATCGCCGACGTCGTCGCGCTATGCGGGCGGGTTTACGAGACCGGCAAGCTCGACAAGGTCGGCGTCGACCCGGTCGGCATCGGATCTGTTTTGGAAGGGCTCGCGGCCGTCGGGATCGACGATAAGCTCGTTCTCGGGATTCCGCAGGGCTGGCGCCTGTCGGGCGCGATCAAGACGACCGAGCGGCGGCTTGCCGAAGGCGCGTTCCATCACGGCGGCGCCTCGCTGATGAATTGGTGCGCGGGCAATGCCCGCGTCGAACCGCGCGGCAACGCGATCAGCATCACGAAACAGGCAGCCGGCGCGTGCAAGATCGACCCGCTAGTCGCGCTGTTCGACGCCGCCGCGCTGATGGCGATGAACCCGGCACCCCGGTTGAACGTGGATGACTGGATTGGATGAATTTTCAAAGGAGCAAAGCAAAATGGCGAACGACAAAAACACGCCCGGCAAGACCGGCGAATTTCCCGAAGGCAAACTACATTGGTCGGACGAAGGCGGCTTAACATTTACCGTCGGGATTAAAGACGGCGCTGTCGTGCTCGACTTCGGAACGCCCGTCGTTTGGTTTGGAATGCAAGCGCAACAAGCGGCCGACCTGGGAAGTTTGCTAATTCGCAACGCCCGCCGGGCGGCGCGCGAGGCGGGCAACCCGGATGAAAGGCAAGCTATGACCGACCCGACGCACGGCCCGATTGAGCCCGAGCAATACGACCATATGAACGCCATTGCGCGCGCTTGATGAGACTTTCAACGTCATCGCCGGGCCGAAAACTGCCACGTTTGTGCTCTTGACCGCCAATTTCGGCGACTATGAGGGCGGGCGTGTCAATTACATTTCGAACGGCGACCGCGCCGACATAGTCGCGATGATGAAAGAGCTAATCGCCCGGTTTGAGGGCCGGCATTCGCAGGACACGGGCACGGCATAAAAACCGCCGTCAAGCCGTGCTAGGGCATCGCCTGGGGTTCGCTCGATCGATGGGCCGTCGCGCCCCGTCGACCGGGCGTCATGCAAGCGAGCGCGCCAGGACAAGCCCCCATGCCCGACCCGAACAAGCCCGACCCCAACCTGATCCAAGGCGGCCCCGACAACAAACCGCCCGCCGCGCAACCGCATCCCGATCAGGGCTTGCCCGGGAGTCAACCGGGCGTCGACAACACCTTACCGCCGCCGCCCCCGGGCATTTGGGGCGGCGCGCCGTCCTATCCCGACCAGGGCTTGCCGCCCGCGCAGGGCCATCCCGGCAACCGGCCGCCTTGGGCCCCCGCCTATCCGACCTGGGGGCCCTATCCGCCGCTCGGGATTTGGGGCGGACCGCCGGCCTATCCCGACCAGGGCTTGCCCTATCCGCCATACTATCCCGGGCAGGGCTTGCCGCCCGCGCACGGCCATCCCGGGCACCGGCCGCCTTGGGCCCCCGCCTATCCGACCTGGGGGCCCTATCCGCCGCTCGGGATTTGGGGCGGACCGCCGGCCTATCCCGACCAGGGCTTGCCGATCCCGCCGCACTATCCGAGCCCGGGCCCCGTGCCGCCGTCGCGCCCGGTCGACCCCAACTATGGGCAGGGCATGCCCGTGCCCGGCACGGTCTATAGAATTGCCGGGACGTCCGTCAATCGTGACCCCCCTTCCGGGCGGCCCAACCTTGCGGGCCGCCCGGACTTTTTAGTCAAGCATAAAGGGTTAGTTTGACTTTCTGCGCATGCCGATGGCCGCGCACGGCGCGCCCGTGCCCGAAGATTTTGAGCAAAAAAATCTTGGGCCCCTTTTTGGGCCCCCGGTCGGCGTTGCGGTCGAATTTATCCAACAAAATTAAAGCTATATCCTGGGGGTTCGATTCCCGTAGGGGTCACCAAACTAGGCTCGCACGACGCCGCATAAGCTCGTGGGCCCTATAAAAACCACGCAAATGCGCGAAGTTCTATTCCCATATCCTCGCATGACCTCTATAGACGTCGCCGACGCGTCGGGCCCCTTTTCGGGCCCCTGGCTCGGGGGCCTTGGGCCCACGACGCAAGGGCCCGCCCGGCGCGCAAGGCAAGGAACTGAGAACACATGCAAAATCTGTTGAACGATGCGAAGCTTCGCGCGATCGTCAAAAACCCCCACGAGCGCGAGAAAAAACACGGCGACGGCGGCGGGCTCTATCTGTTGCAACGCCCGAGCGGCGCGCCAATGTGGCGATTCAAGTACCGTTACGCGGGCACCGACAAGAAATTGGCGCTCGGCACCTATCCCGACGTTTCGCTTGCCGAGGCGCGCGAGGCGCGCGACGCGGCGCGCAAGCTGGTCGCGCAAGGGCTCGATCCCGTCGACGTGCGCCGCGTTGCCAGGGACGCCGAACGGGGGCCCAAGCCGGGGGCCCAAACCTTTGGGGCCTTCGCGCAAAAGCTGCTCGCCGACCTCGCCGCCGACCAGGCGCCGCAAACGCGCGTCAAATGGGCGCTGCATATGGGTTACGCGATCGCGCGCTTTGGCGAACGGCCGATCGGCGAGATTGTCGCGCAAGACGTGCTAGACTTTCTCGGGGCATTCCAGGCGGAGGGCAAACGCGCGACCGCGCATTCGGTCAAGCAAAAGATCAGCGCGGTTTTCCGGCGCGGCATGATTGCCAAGGCGTGCCCGGGCGACCCGACGACGGCGCTCGCCGGCACGCTCTTGCCCGTGCGCAACGTCTCGCATCCCGCGATTACGAATCCCGAGCGCTTCGGCGCCATGCTGCGCACGGTCGACGGGCACAAGGGCACGCCGTCGACGCGCGCCGCGATCCTGTTTCTCGCGCTCACGTTCCAACGCCCGCATATGGTGCGGTTTATGGAATGGTCGGAAATCGATTGGGAGGCAAAGCGCTGGCTCGTGCCCGCGCGCGACATGAAAGGGCGCCTCGAACACAAGCGCGACCATGTCGTGCCGCTCTCGGCGCCCGCGCTCGACATTCTGCGCGCGATGCTGCCGTTTTATGGCGACGGCCGGTTTGTGTTCCCGGGCCGCTCGGGCGATGCCCCAATGTCGAACGTGACGATGAACAAGGCGCTGCGCGACCTCGGAATCGAAGATCACGTCGGGCACGGTTTCCGCGCTTCGGCCAATACGATGCTTAAAGAACAACTCGGCCAAAAGCTGCGCGCCGCGCTTCCGGCTGGCACGGTCATTGACTTGCAAGAGCTGATCGATTTGCAGCTCGCGCACGTCATCGGCGACAAGACGCGGCGCGCTTATGACCGCGTCAAATTCATCGATATTCGCACAACCCTGATGGACGTTTGGGGCCAATTTATCGCCGAGCTGCGCACGCGCGCGCCCAAGGTCGCCAGGATGGAGCTAGCAGCATGACGATTCTCGTTTTCTGGCTCGTTTGGCCGTTCATCACCTTCGCCGTCGCTCGCTCGAAAGGGCGAAGCGGCGCCGGCTGGGCTGTGCTCGGGCTCATGTTTGGGCCGCTGGCGCTGCTGTTCGCGGCCGTGATGTCGCCCGACCGCGAAGTGCTGGCGCGGCGTCGTCCGCCCCCTGTCGCTCGGCCCCGCCGCGATTGTGTGCCGTGCCCGGCCTGCCGCGAGCCGATGCCGCGCGCGGCGACGCAATGCGGCGCATGCGGGGGCACCTTTGCCGCGCTGCCGCCGCAACCAAGCTTCTGGCGCGACGTGCGCAACGCGCTCGCCGACCGCGACGATTAACTAAGGCCAGGCAATCGGCCGCGCGTGCGCGGTTATGCGCGCCAATGCGACAAAGCGCCCCGTTCAAGCGACGAACGGGGCGCTTTTTTTGCACAAGCCCCCGCAACATCATGCGACTTTATGCGCGGCTATTGACACGGCAAAAGCCCGGTTCCTAGGGGTTTTCCCGCATTAATATGAGCGCGCATGACGTCGTGTGCCTCTTGCTTTCCAAAAAAATCGGGGGATATTGGCTACTCTTGACGGCGCGCGGGCTGGCCTCGCGCAAAGGGCCGACAATTCACAACCGATCGGGGAGATTCCCTAATGGCACCGCACCAACCCGGCGGCGGCGAAACCCTTTTGCGCGCCAATGAAGTGGCCAAGCGCATCGGCGTGCACGTCGCCACCCTTTATCGCTTTGTCGAGCGCGGCGACTTCCCGCGCGGCCAACGCGTGACCCCCCGCTACACGGTTTGGGCGAGTAGCGTCGTCGACGCCTGGATTGCCGAGACGCTCGATACCGCGCCCGTCGCCGACTGAATTTCAACCGCCGGCGGGCGCGCAGCTCGGCGGCGCCGGGCCCGATCCCGCTTTGCCCAAGGGAGCCCGACTTGCATTTTTCCGCGACCGATACGCGCGAACGCCGCGCCTTGCTGCTCTGGCTCGATAGCCTGATTGCCGACGGCGCGGCGGCCGAATTGCTAGAACACCGAATGCGCGTGCGCGATACGCTGATCGCGATCCGCGATTGCATCAAAACCGGCCGGCATCACGACGTCGTGCGCCCATTGGGGATCATGCAATAGTGCGCAGCTCGGCCGCCATCATTCGCGAACTGAGCGCGGCCGGCGCGACCCCCGAAATCATCGCCATTGCGATCGACGCGCTCGACGAGCTGCGCGCCGAGGCGGCCGCCGACCTGGCCGCCAAGCTCGACGAGCTGCGCAAGCCAGGACGCACGCGCGCGAAACGCTGGCGCGACGCGCACAAACCCGAGGGCGTAACGTTACGCGAACGTGACGAAACGTCACCGCAACGTGACGTAACGGACACCGAACGTCACGCTAACGCCGAATCCCCCCCTTTTCCCCCCCCTGATAAAGCCCCCCCGAACCCCCTAAAATTAACCCCCCTTAATACCCCCCCCGAGCGAGAGAGAACGCGCGGGCGCGAGGCGACCGCCAAGCATCGCTTGCCCGCCGATTGGCGGCCCGAGCCGTTCACGGCCGGCACGCAAGCGGCGGCCCGGGCCGAACGCATGGGCGCCGATTGGGTCGACGACGCGCTCGAACAATTTTGCGCCCATTGGGCCGCGAGCGGCACGCCGAACGCCAAGAAATGCAATTGGCAACAAGCCTGGATCAACTGGCTGCAAATGACAGAGGACCGAGGAAGGGCACGCCATGACCGACGCCAAACCGATTTCGGAAATCGCGGCGGCAATCGCCCCGACCCTATCGTCGCCGCCTACCGAAACGCCCTTGCCGAAGTCGAAGCCGAGGAAAGTTCCGGCGAAGATTCGGGCTTTGATTTTGGAGCTAGGCTTGCGTTACCGCCCGGCCGCTCGGGAAGATATTGACGTGCACAACGACCGCCTTGCGTTGCTCGCGTCGGACCTCGCCGACATTCCGCCCGACGCGCTGCGCAAGGCAATCGATAGTTGGGTTTTGTCGAAGGCATTTTTGCCCAAGGCTTCCGAATTGGCCGAACTCGCGCGCGAGACGTCGGCGGCGTTCGCCCCCCGGCTCTATGGGCAAGAAAAGGTCGACGCCGACAACGCGCGGCTGGAAGCCGAGGGCAATCGCCGGATTCGCTGGCGCTGGGATGGATCGCGGCGCGAGCCGATCGACTGGCGCGATTGGCTCGAAACCGAGCGGCCGGCCGAGGCGGCCGAATTGAAGCGCCGCGAGGAAGCGGCGCGGCTGCGCGCGGGGGCGCCCGAATGATGCCGCGCGTGACCCCCGCCGATCTCGAAATGCTCGCCGCCCGGCTGATCGTCGACGCGATCGAACTGGAAGCCGCGCTAGAGGACGCCGCGATAAACGACGGTCGCCTATCCGCCCGCGTGTTCAACACGCAGCATCGCCAAATCGTTGTGACGCGCGCGCCTGGTCGCGCGGCGGCATGCGGGGGCGCCGGCATGACCCTGGGCGCGAGCCTTGCCGAACGGCTCGCGGCGCTCGACGTGCCGCACGAGCTGGTCCGCGAAGCGATTGCGCTTGAAGAAATCGCCGAGGATTTCCGGCACCTTTGCCACGCGCGCGGCGGGCTCAACCTGACCGACGCGGCCAAGGTTTTGGAAGTCAAGCCAAAGCGCCTGATCGGCTGGCTGATGGGGCACGGCTGGATTTTCCGCGAGCCGAAAGACCAGCTCGCCGGCATGCAATCGCGCCTGGAAAGCGGACATCTAAAGCAAAAGATCATTCGGCTTTGCCGCGTCGACGGTTCCGAGACGTTCGGCGTTCAAGTTTTCATCACCGCAAAAGGCATGGCGGCGCTCGCCGCCGAATTTCGCACCGAGCGTGCGCAAGACGAAAGGACGCTGGATTATGCCGACCCCCCGCGAGAATAAAGCGACGCAGGCAAAGCCCGTCGAAGAATTGCCGAGCGTTCGGCAATCCGCGCGCGACGCCTGGGAAAAGCATGCGGGCAACCAGCTCGCCGCCACCGAAGCGCTCTATAAGATTATTTCCAAGGACACGAAATTACTCGAAAAAATCCTGCCGCAAATCCTGCGCTTGTGGTGCGCGGGCGCGATTCATTCGTATCTGAGCGAACTGCGCTTCGCCGCGATCCAGCCGAGCGACACGACGCAGCGCGGCGCCCGGCTGCGCGAAGTGCTCGCGGCGACGCTGTTCGATTTTCCGTTGCCCGGCGGCAAGCGGCTGGGCGATGCCAACGCCGCCGAGCTGCGCGCGGCGGCCGAACGCTACATGACGCAAGCGAACGACATGGGGCACAAGGGCCGCTGGCTGCGCGCGGTCGCCGGCAAGGTCGGCCAACATAATCGGGCCGAAGGCGCGATGACCCTAAAGCAATTGGAAGAATTGCTGGAAAGCGCGCGCCATGCCGAAGCGTGAAAAATGGATTGCCGGCGTGGTCAACGCGCTGGCGGGCGGGGCCATTGTTGAGGCGCCAACCCGGGCACTGTCGCCGCGCCCAAAAATTGAGCGGGCCAGTAGCGCCTCGAAGCCCGGTATTATATCGCCCGCTCACCCCCCTTCCGGCGGCCAGGTGAGAGGCGACACCCACCCTCTAAGCGCCGCCGGAAACCCTGTTGAGCGGGCCATTTCCACGACGGCACCCGAAGCCCGCGCGCCCGCTCACGCCCCTTCCGGCGGCCCCCCCAAGCCCGAAACCCAGCCTCCAATCGCCGCCGGAAACCCCATTGCACGGGCCAGGAAAAAGCCGAACCCCAAAGCTTCGGCGCCCGTGCAACCCCCTTCCGGCGGCCCCCTGGAACGCGTTACCCCCGAGGCGAACGCCGCCGGAAACCCTGTTGAGCGGGCCACCCTGTCGACGATGCCCATCGCCGTGTCGCCCGCTCACCCCCCTTCCGGCGGCCAAGCATCGAACGCCCCCCCGAAGCGGTTCGCCGCCGGAAACCCTGTTGAGCGGGCCAAACGGTTCGTGGCACCCAATGATACCCCACCCGCTCAATCCCCTTCCGGCGGCCAGCCTCACCGCGCAACCCCGTTGCCCCCCGCCGCCGGAAACCCGCTCAACATCATCGTCGAACGCTGGCGCTGGCGCCAGGATATGCTCCGCGCGCGGCAACGCCTCGAATTGCAAGCGAAAGCGATTTGCCGGCGGTTGATGGAAGGCGACAAGGTCGCGGGCGCCAAGCTCTATCAGCAAGTCATCGCCGCCGACGTCCACCCGCTGCGCGCCGCGCTCGATCCGTTTCTCGTGGCAATGGAACCGCTCGGCGCCGCCAAGCGCGCGATAGAGCGCGACCTTGAAAAGCAAGCGCGCGAGCTGTCAATCTTCGCCTGGGCGGAATCGGTGCGCGGGCTCGGCGCGCTGTCGCTCGCGGGCATCATTGGCGAATGCGCGATCGGCCCCGGCGACTATCGCAACCCGTCGGCGCTGTGGAAGCGCATGGGGCTCGCCGTCATCGCGGGCGGCCGGCAACGCCGCGTTACGGGCGCCGACGCTTTGGAGCACGGCTACAACGCCGAACGCCGTTCGCTGATGTGGAATATCGGCGGCGCGATTATGAAAGCGCAATTGCGGGCGCCGCGCGATGACGACGGCAAGCGCACCGACGGCGAAACCGTCGCGATCGGCCCGCTTGGGCAACTCTATCTCGATCGCAAAGCCTACTTGATCGAACGCGAGGCGGGCCGCGACGAACCCTGGACGCCGATGCATATTCACAACGACGCGAAACGCTACGTCGAAAAGCGGCTGTTGCGGTCGCTTTGGCAGGAATGGCGGCGGGCCATTGAAAGCCCGCAAACCAGATTGGGAGTGCCCGCCGTCATTCCCGCCGCCAAGGAAGCCCGCGCATGACCGAAACCACCGCCTTCGAAGTCGCGCGCTTGATCGAAGCGCTGCAAGCAATTGTCGAGCCCGGGCCCGACGATCATTTTGTGCTTTTGATCCTGACCGACAACGGCGACGACACGACGCACATTTCCGTGACTTCGGACCTTGAACCCGAACTTGCCAACGAAGTGCTCGGCGCGTTCATCGACGACCGCCGCGCCGAAGCTGCCAGGATCAACGGCCGTGCCCATTAGACCTGAAAACCGCAAACGGTATTCCCGGCGCTGGGCCGCCTTGGTCGCAATGGTGCGCGCGCGCTCGGGCAACCGCTGCGAATGCCAGGGCCAATGCGGGCTAGACCACGAGGGCGGGCGCTGCGCGGCCGAGCATCGCCGCAAGCATCCCGACACCGGCAACCTCGTGATTTTGACCGCCGCGCATTTCCGGGGGGCGCCGCTCGAAACCGAGGACATCGCCGACCTGTTCCACGCCTGCCAGCGCTGCCACAATCGCTATGATGCGCCCGAACGCGCCGCCGGCCGCCGGGCCCGCGCGCTCGCGGCCAAGCTCGCACGCGAGCCCGTGCTTTGGCCCGACCTTTGGGAGCCGGCGCCGTGACCGATGCCGAAATCCGCAACGCGACAATTCGCGCGCAGCTCGCCCGCGAATTTGCCGACCGCCTCGACATCGAAGCCGACGCCTGGCTCGACGTGTCGACCAGGAAACGCGAAACCGCCGCCCAATATCGAACGCAAGCCGGCGAGCTGACCGCCAAGGCGCACGCGCTGCGCAAAGCGGCCAAGTCGCGCGCGAAGGAGTCCAGCCCATGACCGAACCCGCCCGCCCCTTCGCGAGCGTGCCCGCGCTGACTTTCGAAGGCGGCCTGGGCGAATTTGTCGAACGCTTTTGCGACGCGACCGCCGGCCGAGGGCCCGAGCTGGTCGCGGTCGCGGTTTGGCGGCTGCGCTTCGACACCGACGGCGCCCAAGCCGTGCGCGCCCGCGCCGCGCAGCTCGTGCGCAACCACGCGCACCGCCTGGGGATGGATCGCTACGCTTGCGACGTGCTCGTGCAAGCCATCGAAGAAATCGGGCTGACCTTGCCCGAATGAAAGGACCAACCAAAGGCGCCGCGTGCAACCCTGAACCCGCGACGGCGCCAAACCGGCGACAATGGGCGGCGCCCCCTCGCAAACCCTGCGCGCCCGCCCGTCGCCGACCTCTGCCGGGCCCGGGCGGTTAAGCGTACTAACCCCTTGCGTGATGCCGCCCGAGCCCGGTTTTGCATCTTTTCGCCTCTGAACCTTTTTGCTACAAGCCGCGCCATGCCCCCGCGCGAACGCCCCGACCGGGCCGAGCGCGGCAGACTGGCAAACGGCGACGGTGCGCGGGCGGTGACGCCTTCGGTGATTCCGGCCTCTCCCGGCCATCCCGGGAACCGAGGCCAGCATGCCGCAGCTCTCCCGATTACCTGATCCCGGCACCAGGATCACGCGCACCGGCGTCCAGTCGGTCGCCGACCCTTATACTTACATTATGGCAAGCGACGCGGTCGACCGGGCCGGCGATGTCATCGATATGGCGGGCGTCGACCTCGCCCAGTTCAAGCGCAACCCGGTCGCGCTGTGGAACCATGACAGTGCAAGCCCGATCGGGACTTGGCAAAACGTCAAAGCCGTCGGCGGGCAACTGGTCGGCGACCTCGTGCTCGCGAAGCAAGGCACCGCCGCCTATATCGACCGCCTGCGCCAATTGATCGAACAACGGATTTTGCGCGCGGTTTCGGTCGGCTTTCTCCCGCGCGAATATGCGCAAATCGCCGAAACCGGCGGGCTGCGCTTCACCGAAACCGAACTGCTCGAATGCTCGCTCGTCAGCGTGCCGATGAACCCCAACGCCTTGCGGATCAAGGGCCTCGCGCCTTCGCCGCACGACGCTCGCATTTTTTCCGGCGGCCTCGCGCCCCAACTCGGCCCCCCGACACTTCCGCGCGCCGGGGGCGCCGCCGCCATCACCCGAGCGCTGTCGCCGAAGCCTGGCGCGGCCCCCCCCGGCAAGGGAACCACGACAATGCCGACTCCTATCTCCGAAAAGATCGTCGCGCTTCAGGCGCGCTCGGTCGCCATCGATGACGAATTGGCCGCGATCAGCGCCACCGCCGAAAACGACAACGCCCGCGATTTCACCGAGGACGAAACCGCCAAAGTGACCGCGCTCGCCGAGGAAAAGGAAAACGTCACGCGCTCGATTTCGACGAACGTGCAAATCGAACGCGCCTTGGCCGCGCGCGCGTTGCCCGTCGCGCACGCCGCCAATAGCAACGGCTTGACCGTGCCCGCGCGCCCCGAACTCAAGGAAAAGCCCGGGCAACTCATATTCAAAATGGCCGCCGCGCACCTGATGGCCTATCACTCGCGGCGCTCGCTCGACGACGTCATCGGCGAACGATACCGCGATGACGAGCGGGTTAAAGTCGGCTGCGATTGGCTCAAGCGTTCGGCAACCGACGTCGCCGATAGCAAAACCCCCGGATGGGCCGCCGAACTCGTCCACCAGGGCTATACGGATTTCGTCGCCGACGTGCTCGCGCTGTCAATCTACAACGCGTTGTCGAGCCGGGGGCGCGTGCTCCAGTTTGGCAATAACGGCACGATCATTGCGCCGCGCCGCACCAACCAAGGCAACATGGCGGGCGCCTGGGTCGGCGAAACCGGCGTGATTCCCGTCGTGCAGGGTTCGACGACCGCCAACACCTTCGAACGCTACAAACTGGCGGGGATTTCGACCTATTCGAAGGAACTCGACCAGATTTCGACGCCGCAAATCGAACAACTAATCCGTGATTCGATCAGTGAGGACACGTCGACGCTGATCGATAGCAACCTGATTTCGGTCGCGAACCTGCGCGCGGGCGTGCGACCGGCCGGGCTGCTCTACGGCGTCGGCGGCATTCCCAGCTCGGGCACGTCGCAAGCCAACGTCAACACCGATCTGCGCGCCTTGATCGACGGCCTCGGCCGCAACGTGTCGAATGTCGTCATCATCATGAGCCATAGCCAGGCGCTCGGCCTGTCGTTCATGATTACGGCGACCGGGCAATATATTTTCCGCAACGAAATGGCGAACGGCACCTTGCTGGGCTATCCGCTGATTGTTTCGGTTAATTGCCCGTCGGGCACCGTCGTCGCGGTCAATGCCAGCGACTTCGCCACCGGCTTCGGTACGGTGATGTTTGACCTGTCCGAAGAGGCAACGCTCGTGATGGCGAACGCCGACGCCACCGCGCCAACGCAATCGGTCAAAGCCGACGGCACGCTCGACGTCGCCGAGGAAGTCGGCCCCGACCTCGGCATTTCGGTCCTGGGCGGCCCGGCGGGCGTCGGCACCGCCGGAGCGCAAGCGATTTCCATGTTCCAGACGTGGAACATCGCGCTTCGGATGGTGATGCCGATCACCTGGGGCATGTTGCGCCAGGGCGCCGTCACCTGGCTGTCGGGCGTCGCCTGGTAAGCCTTTGCGGGGGGCGGCGTTCGCGCCTTGGCGTCGCCCCTCGCAACCCGCCGTCCAAGGCGCGCGAAAGGCGACACGATGACCCGCACGGTTTGGGCTTTTGCCGAACTCGAAGAATTGAACGGGGAAATGGGGTTCGTCGCCGTCGCCGACGACTTGGCCGAATGCTTGCTGAAAGCCGGGCAAGTCCAAGACCCCTATTTGACCGAACCGCTCAAACTGATCGGCACCGATCCCGCGCGCCGCTCGGGCCGCTATGCGACCCGGCAAATCAAAGCCGGCGAGCCCGACGAAACCAACCCCGAGACGAAACCCGCGCCTGGGCCCGACCCCAAACCCGACGACGCGACGGCGAGCGCGACCAAGCCGCAGCAAACGCCCAAGCCCGCGCCCCAACCCGAGCAAATGCCAAAGCCCGCGCCGCCCAAGCCCGACCCCCAGCCCGCGCCTACGCCCGCCGCGCGCCGGGGGCGCCCGCCAACCAAGGCTAAGTGATGGCCGAGCCCGGACTCTTGGCCCGCTGGTTTGGCCGCAGCGCTCCGGCCGCGCCGGCCAACCTTGCATCGCCCGTCGCCACCGGCTCGGGCGGCTCGGGCGCTTCGGCTGGCTCGCTCGACGCGGCGATTCCGCCGAGCTGGCCTGCCGAATGGTGGCAACGCGGGATGCGGCCCTATGCGAGCGGCGAGCCGGCGACCGTCAACGCCTGCGCCAACGCCTATGCGCAGACGATCGCGCAACTGCCCGGCACGCATTACCGGCTCGACGGCGAGGACAATCCGATCAAGGTCACGACGTCGGCGCTCTCGCGGATTTTGCGCAATCCGAACACCTATCAAACCCGCTCGGATTTTCTCGTGAATCTGGTTTCGGATCTGATGTTCGCGGGCAACGCTTACGCCTGGGCCGAGCGCAACGCGCGCCAGGAAGTCACGGCCTTGCACCTAATGCCCGCGCGCCAGGCGGCGCCCTATGTCGAGCCCGAAACCCGCGCGATTTTCTACGGGCTCGGCCGCAATCCGCTTGCCGGCGAAATCGACTACCTCGCGCCGCAACGCGACGTCTTGCACGTGCGCGGGCGCTGTCGGCCCGGGCAACCCCTGCGCGGAATCTCGCCGCTCGAATGGTCGATTTCCGCCCGCGCGGCCAACACCGCGATTAGCGACACGCAAGCGCGGTTTTTCGCGCAAGCCTCGCAACCCTCGGGCGTGCTGTCGACCGATCAGCAAATGAACCGCGACCAAATGGAACGCTTGCGCGAAGCCTGGCGCGCGCATTCGGCCGGCGTGCACGCGGGCGAAGTTCCGGTTCTGAGCGGCAATCTCAAATGGGTTCCGATGGGCATGACCGCGACCGATGCGCAATTGGTCGACACGTTCAACTTGACGATTGCCGACATCGCCCGCGCCTTCGGCGTGCCATTGCCTATCATTGGCGACCTGACCGCCGCGACCTTGCGCAATGTCGAGCAACTGGTCGAACTCTGGCTCGCGCAAGGGCTCGGCTATTGGGTCGAACATATCGAAGTTGCGTTCGACAAGTTTTTCGGGCTGCCCGACGGCGAATATACCGAACTCGACACCGATGTTCTGTTGCGAACCGCGTTCAAGGAACGGATTGACGGGCTCACGACGGCGATCACCGGCGGGCTCTATTCGCCCAACGAAGCGCGCAAAAAGGAAGGGCTCGGCAAAGTCGCGTTCGGCGCCGAACCGCGCGTGCAAGCGCAAGTCGTGCCGCTCTCGCAAGTCGGCAAGCAACCGTCGGCCCCCTCGGCGCCCGCGCCCGGCAATCCGATCAACCCGGCCGCCGATGGCTCGCCGCCCCCAAGCAATGACAATGCCCCCGCTGGCGCCGATGCGACCCCGGCGGGGGCCAAGGGAGCGGGCGAGCTGGAAACGCGCTTAGGCGACGCTCTGGCGGTTCAAGGCGCCGCGATTGTCGCGCAAGTCGCCGAGCTGATCGAAGCGCGCGCCCAAGCAAACCCCGGGCCAGCCCCGCCGCCCGAACTGTCGAGCGATCCCGTCGCCGCCGCCGCCGAGCTGCGCGGCAATATCACGGAGGCGCGCCGTGCAATTCGATAGCAAAGCCGTGCTCGGCGCCGTCGGGCTCGTGCTCGCCGAGCACGAGGCGGCAACCGGCGAGCAACTGGAATCGCTCAAAGCTTGGCTCGCGGGCGATATGGCCGCGCGGCTTGCCGAACTGCCCGAGCCAACACCGGGCCAGGACGGCCGCGACGGCACCGACAAAATCGTGCTGTTGCCGCGCCATATCGGCGCCGCCGATGCCTTCGCCGCGAACGACATCGCCTGGCACAACGGCGGCATCTGGCAAGCCGTGCGCAATGGCATTGGCGACCCGAGCCGCGACCCGGCCGGCTGGAAATGCCTGGTTCCCGGAATCTCGGCGATCGAAACGCGCGAGGACTTCGCCACGCGCGAGCTGATTTTCGGCTTTCGCATGAGCGATGGCACCTTGCACGAAAGCCGTTCGCGCATGCCGGCCGGATTCCTGCCCGCCGACTATGCGGCGCGCGGCTGGGGCGTGATTGCCGGCGACATCGTTCGCGACGGCGATTTTGACCGCCAGGCGCTGCGCGACAACCCGAGCGAGCCCGCCGACTGGACGCTGCGCGAAGTGCGCGGCCGGCGCGG